TCCGATCTTCGCTTTAGGTAGTTCGAACCACCATTTTTTTCTAGCGACAGAATTTCGGAAAGTTGGCACGGCAATTGCTACGCGCGAGGTCAGATTTTCTAGGGTGGTGTCTTTTTTATTTACAGTGCATAATCATCCGCATGGCGAATCCAGAATATGAAGAAGCGCGAGCCAGGAAGGTCGCGGCAGAGGCAGAAATCACACAACTAGAACTCGCAAAAGTTCGTGGAGAGCTTGTCGTGGCGGAAGATGTCATCTCCGCTTGGTCTGACACGCTCAGTAGTCTAAAAGCTAAATTGATATCGATCCCATCTAAGGCAGCACCCATCGTGGCGGCAGAAGACGAAGCAGGAATCTGCCAGAAAATCATTGAGGATCTGGTAAGAGAGGCATTGGAAGAGCTAAGTAACTATGAGCCGAGAATTAGTCCCACAAGCACACAAGGAACTTCAGCAGCATCTGAGGAAAGCGTTTCAGGTGATGAAACCACCGCCGCGCCTAAGCGTAAGCGAGTGGGCCGACCTAAAAAGACGGCTGGACTCTCAAAGTAGTGCGGAACCTGGACGTTGGTACACTTCGAGAGCTGAGTATCAGCGCGGCATCATGGACGCTTGTTCCGATCCTGCTGTGCGTGAAGTTGTGGTTATGGCTGGCGCGCAGCTCGGCAAGACAGAAGCGATCCTTAATATCATTGGCTACCACATGGATCACGATCCATGTCCTGTTCTTGTACTACAACCTACGCTTGAGATGGCGCAGGCTTTCTCGAAAGACCGTTTGGCTTCGGGACTCATTAAAGCAACACCCGCGATTCGCGGGAAGGTGAAAGATCCTCGTGCAAGAGACGCAAACAACACGACGTTACACAAAGTATTCCCAGGCGGAGCGATCACTATCGTTGGCGCAAACAGTCCGGCTGGCCTTGCTTCGCGCCCTATTCGGCTAGTGCTCTGCGATGAGGTGGACCGCTACCCGACATCAGCGGGATCGGAAGGCGACCCAATCCAGTTGGCGAGAAAGAGAAGCGCGACATTCTGGAACCGCAAGGTTGTCATGGTCAGCACTCCAACTAATAAAGGTGACTCGCGCATCGAGCAAGCATACGAGCAATCAGACATGCGCCAATATAACGTGCCATGCAAACATTGTGCCAAACCTCAAGTTTTGAAGTGGTCAAACGTCGTTTGGCGAGATAACAACCCAGATACTGCGGGTTACGCATGCGAGCATTGCGGAGTCGTCTGGTCTGATTCTGATCGTGCATACGGGATCGCGCACGGTTATTGGCAGGCACAATCTGAGTTTAAGGGCGTTGCTGGCTTTGCAATCAATGGTTTGTGCTCACCTTGGACGCCTCTATCAGATGGAGTCAGGGACTTCATTAACGTGCGTAGAAATCCGCAGCAGCTTCGTGTGTGGACAAACACATATCTTGGCGAGACTTGGGAAGACGAAGGCGAAACGGTTGACGAATACTCACTGTTTGAGCGTCGGGAAGACTTTGGCGGCAAAGTACCAGAAGAGGTTGCGTTTATTACATGCGGAACGGACGTACAGGATGATCGATTGGAGCTGAGTTTGATTGGATGGTCAACAGATGATGAGTCGTTTGTGTTAGATCACAAGATTCTGTATGGCGACCCATCGACACCGCAACTATGGAATAACCTTGCATCGATCTTGTTCAGCTCATGGGAAACGCATGACGGCAGAGAGCTTCCGATCAGAGCGACATGCATCGACTCTGGCGGACACCATACGCAGGCTGTCTACAACTTTTGTAAGAAACATGCAGCGCATCGTGTCTTCGCAATCAAGGGGATTGGCGGCGAGATTGGATCAAAGCCGATTGCTGGTCGCCCAAGTAAAAACAACTCAGGCAAGTGCCCATTGTTCCCGATTGGCGTAGATACAGCCAAAGATTTACTGTTCAGTCGCTTCCGCATCACAGAAGAGGGTGCGGGCTATATTCACTTCTCAGAGCACCTTCCTGACGAGTATTTTAGGCAACTGACAGCAGAAAAGATTGTCACGCGCTTTCATAAGGGGTATAGCAAGCGAACTTTTGTTAAGATACGTCCCAGAAACGAAGGTTTGGACTGTATGGTCTATGCATTGGCGGCGTACAATATCTTAGGCGTGAATGTCAACGCGATTATGGCTAAAATAGAGGAGCGTCGGCAGACGGTTGAAGAAGTGGTAGATCAACCAGAGCCATTAACGCGAGTCAGACGGCCTGGTAGGGGCGGTCGCCCAGGTGGGTTCGTAAATAATTGGAGATAGCGAATGGCTAATGCTTTTGATGCCGCAAACGCACCTGAAGGCGAACCGTCTGAAGTCGTTGTAGGCGATTTTATTCAGTTTAAGCGGTCTGATCTGGTCGCGGATTATCCACCATCAGAGTACACAGCAACATATATCGCTCGCATTACTGGCGGTGGAGCCAGTGAGATTCAGCTTACCGGTACAAATTACAATTCTGGCGAAGCCTATCTTTTCACTGTGGCGTCAACAGACTCTGCTGATTTCAATCCTGGTTACTATCATTGGCAGCTTGAGATCGTCAGAAACTCAGACAGCAATCGAGTTGTTGTTGATCGTGGCGCATTTACCGCGATTGTTGACTTAGATGTCAACAACTCCGATCCACGTACACATGATGAGATCATGTTGACCAAGATTCAGACGATCTTAGAGGGTCGAGCTGATGGCGATGTTGAGAGTTACTCGATTCAGGGACGTTCACTCACAAAGATTCCAATCAAAGAGTTGATGGAGTGGGAGCGCCATTACCGGCAGCGTGTAGAGCGTCAAAAGAAGAAAGAGGATATCCGGTTGGGTCGTAAGACGGATAGCACGATTAAGGTGAGGTTCAGTTAATGGGCATGTTAGATTTTTTCCGCAAGTCAAAGCCCGTTAGCAAGCGTCGTTATGACGCGGCATCGGTCGGGCGTCTGTTCTCAGACTTCAAGCCATTCCAGAAGTCAGCAGATGCAAACATTCGCCATGATCTTCTGACAATTCGCAATCGAGCGCGCGATCTTTCTCGCAATAACGAATACGCCAAGCGTTATCTTCGCTTACTGCGTCAGAACGTCGTAGGCGAACGTGGTGCTACATTGCAAGTCAAGGCGCTCGGTTTAGACAACCGTCTGGACGTGGCGGGTAATGACATCATCGAGACAGCATTTCGTGATTGGACTCGCAAGCAAAACTGTACAGTGACCGGCACGATGACATTCATCGATTGCCAGAATCTCTTTATCGAGTCTTTGGCGCGCGATGGTGAAGTGCTGATCCGCAAGGTGCGTACTCGTACTGAGCATGGATTCGCCATTCAGTTTCTTGAGCCAGATCATCTCGATGAGAAGAAGAATGAGCGCTTACCCAACGGCAACTTCATTCGCATGGGCGTCGAGTATGACAAGTTCCGCCGTCCGGTCGCATATCACATTCTGACAGAGCACCCTGGTGACATTGAATATGCGTCTGCGACACGTCGCACTGAGCGAGTTCCGGCGGACAATATCTTACACATCTATGACCCTGATCGTGCAGAGCAGTCTCGCGGAGTGCCATGGTTTGCAACGGCACTGTCTGCATTAAAGATGCTTCACGGTTACCGCGAGGCTGAGTTGGTCGCTGCGCGGACGTCGGCGAGCAAGATGGGTTTCTTTACGTCACCAACTGGCGATGGATTCACTGCTGATGATTTGGAAGATTCGATCGTGCCAATCATGGAAGCAGAGCCGGGAACATTCCATCAGTTGCCACAAGGCGTCAACTTCACACCTTGGGACCCTGCACACCCAACCACTGCGTTTGGCGACTTTGAGAAGTCAGTGCTTCGCGGTATCGCAGCGGGACTTGGCGTTTCATATCACTCGCTAGCGAACGATCTGACACAAACGAGCTACTCATCAATCCGCCAAGGAGCGATCGAGGATCGTGAGTTTTATAAGCAGATGCAGCGGTTCATGATTGACCACTTCATCATGCCAATCTACGAGGAGTGGCTGAACTCAGCAATGACTTATGGCAAGGTGCAGATCCCGCTTCGCCGGTTTGACAAGTTCTTCAATGCATCAATGTTCCAGCCACGCGGATTCTCATGGATTGATCCGCAGAAAGAGATCAACGCGCACGTTACTGCGTTGCAGAATGGCTTGATTTCGATGCAGGATGTCCAGAACAACTATGGACGCGATGTTGATGAGACGTTTGCTCAGATTGCGCGCGACAAGCAACTGGCGGAACAGTATGGATTGAAGATTGCATTTGAACCATTTGGCGCGAACACCAACGCAGTCGATCCAGATATCACAGGAGAAGACGATGAGTTACAAGCCGACTGAGGGCATGGTTGAGGAGGCTGAACGTGGTCTTGAATGGCGCAGAGAATTTGGTCGTGGTGGCACAGAAGTTGGCATAGCTCGTGCTAGGGATATCTCGAATGGCGAAAACCTAAGCGAGAGCACCGTAAAGCGCATGTTTTCATTCTTCAGCCGTCACGAAGTGGATAAAGAGGCTGAAGGCTTCCGTCCTGGTGAAGATGGTTATCCGTCAAACGGTCGGATCGCTTGGGCTTTATGGGGCGGAGACGCAGGATTCTCTTGGTCACGTCAAATCACAGACCGGCTAAAGGCCGAGGAAGAGCGCATGGAAGAGCGTAACGACGCTGAGATATCTGATGCAGTTGAAAAGAATCTGCGTAAACAGGTTGAAGAACATAACGAAGATGTCGGGAATGCCGAGTCTAAGCGCACGAACTACCGCACATTGGCGGCAGTATTCCGTCGTGGTGTTGGTGCTTACTACACCAATCCAGAGTCTGTTCGTCCTACGGTAAAGTCACCTGAGCAGTGGGCTTATGCGCGCGTATCTTCATACCGTTATGCGCTTCGCAACGGCAAGTTCCGCAGTGGGAAGCATGACACGGATCTATTACCGGCGGGACATCCAATGTCTAGCAAGGAAAGATCAATGGAAGAGATGCGACCATATCCGAATGAGCATGCTGCTCGTATCAATGACCCCGCAAAGTATGACGAGTTCCGTCGTGAAAATGATGCTGGCGGAGCCGGTGTAGACTTTATCTATGGCATCTTTACTGAAAACGAAGAGCGCAAATCAGAGCTGCAGGCTATCCGATTTGACAAGGATCAGTATACAATGGAGCAAGCACGGGCTTGGTTGGATGAAAACAACTTCAGTCCGATTGAATTTGAAGAGGCTACAGGTGAGCGTATGGACAAGCGACATATTGTTTCTATCACAGAGACAGATGACTCGTTCCTGATCGAGCTTGGCAAGAGCGAGATGTATGAGGGCGTCAACCTGATGCCTGAGCAAATCGAAGAAGCGGAAGGTGAAGAAGAGACTTCTGCGATGCCAGAGATGGAAACAGAGCGTCTAATGAAGAGCGAGAAGCTAACTCGCGCACAGCACATGGATGCCGAAGATGTTGATGATCGGCGTGTGCGGATGTCAATTTCTTCTGAGGCGGCTGTAGAAAGGTCGTTTGGCGATGAAGTTTTAGACCATGGTGAAGGGTCGATTGATCTGTCATTCCTTCGCTCTGGCAATGCGCCACTGCTTTTGGATCATGATCCAGAGAAGCAGATTGGCATTATTGAATCTGTCGAACTCGACGGCTCGGCACGGCGACTCCGTGCGACGGTGCGTTTTGCAACAAATGCACTTGCCAACGAGGTATATACAGATGTCAAAGATGGTATCCGTAAGAATGTATCGATCGGTTACCGGATTGACAAAATGGTTCGTGATGATGATAACCCTACGGTTTATCGCGCAACATCATGGCGACCAATGGAGGCCAGTATTGTTGCCTTGCCAGCCGACGTGACTGTTGGGGTTGGGCGCAGCATTGAATCCACCGAAGAACCTAAAGTTGAAACAGTTTCCATTACGGAGGTACGGACAATGGAACAGCAAAACGAACAGGTCCGCGATGACAATGTTGCGGCCTACAAAGAAGTGAGCGAGATCTTAGATATCGCTGCGAAGCACAACCAACGCGCCTTGGCTGACGAGTGTATCCGTAAGGGATATAACCTCGCTGAGTTCCGTGGCATGTTGCTTGAGAAGTTGGCGGACAAGCCACTTGAGCTTAACGATGTTGACATGACTCCAAAGGAAGAGCGCAAGTATTCTTTGATGCGCGCTATCCGTGGCGTTGCAACTGGTAAGTTCGATGGTCTTGAGCGTGAAGTATCAGACGAACTTTCTCGTGTACATGGTAAAGACGCGCGTGGTTTCTATGTACCACACAGCATCTTCAAGCGTGACATCCTGACTTCTTCACCAGCTAACGGATCAAACTTGGTCCCTGAAGACCACCTGGCTGATGAGTTCATCGATGCGCTTCGTGCGAATCTCGTGATCTCTGGATTGGGTGCTCGCATGATGTCTGGACTCAAGGGTGACGTTGCAATCCCTGCATTGAATGCAAAGACTTCTGTCGCATTCGTTGCTGAGAACAACGCTCCATCTGAAGGTGCTCCAACATTCCGTCAGGTAACTATGACTCCTAAGACTTGCGTATCTTATGTAGATATCTCTCGCAAGTTGATGATGCAGTCTGATCCATCAGTTGAACAGATCTTGCGTCAGGACATGACTCAGCAATTCGCTTCTAAGATCGACGAAGTTGCGATCGAAGGCGGCGGCGCGAATGAGCCAACAGGTATCCTCGGTACTAACGGCATCGGTTCTGTTGCTATCGGTACTAACGGTGGCGCGATCACTTACGCTTCTCTGGTTGACCTAGAGCGCGAAGTAGCGATCGACAACGCCTTGGCAGGAAACCTAAACTACCTGACCAACCCGAAGGTTGTCGCAGAAATGCGTCAAACTCCACGTCAGACTTCAGGCGTTGAAGGCAACTTCATCCTGAACGATAGCAACACAGTATTGGGCTACAACGTAGCATCAACTACTTTAGTGCCATCTGACCTGACTAAGGGTACTTCATCTGGCGTGTGTTCAGCGGTTGTCTTCGGCAACTTTGCTGACCTCATGATCGGCATGTTCGGCGGATTGGATATCCTCGTTGATCCTTACACTGGTTCTTCAACTGGTGCTACTCGGATCGCGATGTACCAAGACATCGACGTGGCAGTACGCCATGCGGAATCTTTCGCGGCAATCAAGGACGTTACTACGTCCTAATGATAAAGAAGGGGGCTTCGGCCCCCTTTTTTTATGCAAAAGATAGAGCACTACAAGAATTATCACGAAGGGGAAACATGCGCCGTTTTATGTGGCGGACCATCACTTCCTTTGGACTTACGCAATCTACCCGAAGAAGTGGACGTTCTGATTGGCGTAAATCAACACAGCTTGATTCTTCCATGCGATTACATTGTCTTCAGTGATCGTCACATGTGGCCTTTGATTGAATCTATCAAGGACTGCAAATACATTACTCATCTAAATAAGTTTGATACCAGTAGAACAATTCACGCTAGCATTTGGCCTTCGATGGGCTATTCCGGTCAGCGCGCTATTTACGCAGCAGATTACATGGGCTTTGAAAAAGTGTATGTTTGCGGCATGAATCAATATGACCAGAATGAAAAACGGGAGTATTGGTGGGAAGGTCCGCAGTGCAAAGAGATGCAAAAGCATACACATTGCAAAGCCGATCTTGGCAGAGTTAAAGAGTTTGTTGATTCATTGAATCACCCTGAACGCATTTATTTTGTATCTGGACAGTTGAAGGAGATACACCAATGAGAGTCGAACTAACCCGTGGAATCATTTGGGATAAATTGGCCCGTGACCCCGGAACAGTATTAGAAGTCAGCGAAGTAGATGGATTCACCTTAATCGACAAGGGGAAAGCGCGCCTATATAAGGACCCTGTTTTCGAGACTACAAATCGCTCTGTCGGTCTTGAGAACAGCGCACCAGAGCAGAAAGTAACGAAGCGTCGTACATATAAGAAGAAGACGACACAGTGAAGTTTGCGACTGTTCTTCGTGGCGGTCGAGAATACACTACGGAGCATGTACACAAGTTGCGCGACATGGTGCAACAACATGCTCCTGATATGGATTTCGTTTGCCTGACTGACTCTTCGCCACAATGCAATCGCATTGCCTTGACCAAGAACTATCCTGGTTGGTGGGCAAAGATGGAACTGTTTAGGCTTCAAGGTCCTGTGCTTTACATGGACTTAGACACCATCATCTGCGGAGACATGTCACGCTGGCTTGATCAGATTAAACATAGCAAATTTGCTATATTGCGTGACGTGTATCGAGACAAACGAGATCCGCATGCCATGCAGTCATCCATCATGTACTGGTCTGGCGACATGTCAGAGATATGGGATGATTTTTCATCAAGGCCCGACTTCTCGCACCCAAATGGCGATCAAGGTTGGCTAGAGCAGCATCTTGGCGATGTGGCTTACATACAAGACTTTACTGATGATGTTGTCTCATATAAGGCACAAATCAAGAACGGCTATCCCATAGCGGATGCGAGTGTAATCTTCTTTCATGGCAAGCCAAGACCATGGGAACAAAAAGATGTCCCTTACTGATCGAAACATGATCCACATCTGGATCGGCCCAAAGCCACAACCAATGAAATGGATGGAGACGTGGCGATTAAAGCATCCTGAGTGGAAATACTTTGTCTACACAGATGCCATGTACCGATGCCGAACCTGGAAGAATCATCACTTGATGAAGCATTACTATGACCAAGGAAAGTTCAATGGCGTTGCAGATCTAATGAGGTATGAGCTGCTTTATGAGATGGGCGGGTTTGTTCCGCCAGCCGATTCTATCTGTCATCACCCGATTGATGAGTTGCTAACAGAAGATGAACATTTTTGTTATGGCGTTTACGAGAGTGAGCGACTGAGACCGGGGCTAGTCTCTCCGATCTATGCGGCAAACAAGGAGAACAAGTTTGTTGGCATGCTCATTGATAAATTGCATCAGCTTAGTCCAAGTGATCTGAATCCATCACCTTGGCGATCAACCGGCAATCTGTTTATTAAGAACATGATCGAGACACATGAGCCGGACATCAAAATCTGGCCTTCGCACTATTTCATACCCAAACATCACGATCCATCGTCATCGCGCTATAATGGCCCAGACAGAATTTATGCTGATCAGATGTGGGGTTCCACGCCTGGCGGAAACGACTACGAAAGCGGAAGGAAATAACATGGCCTTTGTAGAGACAGCAGATGACCTAACTATCTTTTTTGCCGATGCTGATTCAGCAACGATTGATGGAGTCACAGTGAAGGGTCATTTCGAGAATGAGCACGATCCAGTGAATGCAGGCGGCATGGTTGAGTTTTCAATTCAGTCTGCCACGTTTACATGCAAGACATCGGATGTCACCGGTATTGCCGAAGGCTCGCTCATCACCATCAACGGATCAAGCTACGCAGTAACCGATTTACAGCCGGATGGAACTGGCGTAACAATGTTGATATTAGAGGCGCAGTAATGGCACACGTTAGAAAGACTATTCGTGAGTACTTTGGCAGTCAGCTTACTGGACTAACCACAACTGGTTCAAATGTGTTTGAGTCTCGCGTCTATCCCATGCAGTCAGCCAAGCTCCCTGCGATCATCATCTACACGACAACAGAAAGCTCTGAGGAAGTGGCGTTTAGTTCTAAGCGTGTCCAGAATCGTATGCTGAGTGTGGAGGTTCAGGGATTCGTCAGGGCTATTTCCAACTTCGACGACACGCTTGATCTGATCGCCAAGGAGGTTGAGGTTGCCATTCTTGATGACCCAAGTCTCGGTGGACTGGCTATCAACACAGAACTTACAAATACCCAAGCAGATTACTCCGGCGAAGGCGAACAGCCTGTTGGTACGATTCGCTTGACCTTTGATGTACAATACCGTACAGAGACGGGGCAACCCGAAACAGCCATTTAAGGAGGCTTTACAATGGCAACACATACCGCTGCAAACGGGGTGATTAAGGTAGGCTCAAATGCCGTTGCTGAAGTCACCGGATACAACATCGAGTACATGTCAGACACAGTTGAAGATACTGTGATTGGCGATGCCGCACGTACTTACAAGCCAACGCTCAAGTCTTTCACCGCCTCTTTGGATGCGATGTGGGACGAGACGGACTCTACAGGCCAGGGTGCATTGGTTGTTGGAACGGAAGTCACCTTTGCCATCTACCCCGAAGGCGACGACTCCGGTGACACGTACTACACAGGTTCTGGAATCATCACTGGTCGCACAGTCTCAACATCTGTTGGCGAAATGATCACAGCAAACTTCACGGTTCAAGGGACGGGCGACCTGACTGAAACCACTGTATAAGGTGACATATGAGTCTCTTAGATAAGCTGAAAGACGCAATCGAAGCAGATACGATTGAGATTGAAGTGCCTGCCTGGAAGGAGACATTTTATGTGTCTCCTCTCAGCGTTCAGGAGTTATCAAAGTTGCAACGCAAGTTTCCTGACTTTCTAAGCAACAACTCAGTCGAAGCTGCTGTCGAACTAATTATGATGAAGGCGATGACGAAGGATGGCGAAAAAGCATTTACGCTTGAGCACAAGCCATTCCTGCTGAAGCAACGCGCAACCATCGTAATGAAATTTTATTCTGTACTGGTCGGCACTGCCTTGGCGGAGGACCACGAAAAAAACTAAGGGACGACCCGCTTAGACTGAGTTTGTTTCGGCTAGCGGGTCATCTTGGAAAAACAGTACAGGAACTTGAGCGTATCCCATACACTGAACTGCTAGAATGGGTTGCATTCTTTAAGATCGAGGCAGAGCAATATGGCAGCAGCAACTCAGAAAATAATCATCCACGCGGACGATAAAACTGGTTCTGCTATTGCATCTGCCGTTCGCAACTCTAAGAAGCTAGATAAACAAATTCAGCGTACTGGCGATAAGATGCGGACTGCCACTCGGCAGTCTCGTGCTCATCTCGGTCAGCTTGGTCATCAGGTGCAGGACGTTGCGGTTCAGTTCCAGATGGGCATGAACCCGCTGATGATTTTAGGTCAGCAGGGTTCTCAGGTTGCATCGATCTTCGGAACCAAAGGAGCACTCTTTGGTGGTATCTTAGCCGTGTCCGCTTTGCTCGTTCAGCAGTTAGTTCCGAGTCTTGGCGAGACTAATCGAGAGCTTAAAGACCTTCTTGACATTGCTGACAGAGCTGGCAAGAAGCTAGCCGATATCGCTCCACGTAGAGTTTCTGATGAACAGAAAGAATTGGCTGACGCCTTAGAAGAAGCAAAGGCAAGTCTACAAGCTGAAATCCAAGAGCTAGAGAGGCTGAAGGTTGCACAAAAGGCAGCTACAGCGACAGCGGCGGCTATGCCAGAGACTGTATTGAGTCTTGGGGCCGCTAACGAAAATGCCGCCGCGACTTCTGCTCAATTCGCCACTGCGATGGAGACCCAGAAGGATAAGATCGAGGCTGCAAATACCGCAGTTCTAGAAGCCACTCAAGCATTGGAAGATTTCAGGGAACAAGTTGGCTTAACGGATGAAGCGGCCTCCGGCATGAAAGTGGAGCTTCCGACTCCTCCAACTGTTAAAGAGTTTACGCCGGAAGATGACCCTCTTGAAGGATTGAGGCGTCGAGCTGATGCGTTAAAGCGCTCGCTTGATCCAATGAAAGAGTACCAGGCTGAACTGCAAGAGCTTCAGGCAATGGAGGCGAACAACCTGATCACAACGGCGGAGTTCACTCAGGCTGTCAAGGAGTTGCGTGAGCAGTTCGTTGAGACGGGTGATGAAGCAGAA